GGATTATTTGGGAGCGGAAGAGGAAATGTATCTTCATTATGCAGATCCGCACATCAAGCGGTCTTTGAGGATACGCGCTCATGATGAGATGATTGAGGAAAATGTTTGCTCAAATTGCGACCACATATGGTTACGCGATGTCCTTTGGAAGATCAAGCCAGAGGAATGGGCAAAATATGGTAAGAAACCACGTTGCATTTGTGATCTTGGGGTTAGTGCATCCCTGCGCGGATTCATATTAACCAATATACTTAAGTTGGCCCAGAGTGAGGAGCCCATCCATTTGTATGGTGGGAGCTTTGCTTTTTGCAAGACACCTGATCCTTTTGAACTTAAAAGGCATTTTGATTTGCTTCGCGACCCGCCTGGTCGCTTTTATTTTCTCTATTTCTCCGATGATGCCTGCTTGGCTATTCGAGATGATAAAGGGGATGTTCAGTGGTTTAACCTCGACATCTCATCTTGTGATGCGTCACATGGGCTTCCTTTGTTTGAGGCTCTTATCAATCTCATGCCAAGTGACACCAGTCGAGAGGATATGCGAAAGTTAGTCCGCCAATGTAGCGCCCCATTGCGGGTTGTTTCATGTGCGGACAAGTACATCAAAATAAAGATTAAGCCTAAACGACCTATACTCATGTCTGGAAGCACATTGACCACCGGGATTAATAATCTCGCGAATCTCTTGATTGGCGTCTCAATCGTTACCTCCTTTAATGGGGGAAAGATTGGGATTGAGAATGAAGGGATGATCTTTGCTGCTGCCAAAGCCGGTTATATATTGACTGGCTGCACACCCCTGGAATTCTTTGAAGATATTCAATTTCTTAAGCATTCGCCTGTGCAGGACAAATTTTATGAGTGGCATCCTATGCTAAATCTTGGTGTTTTGTATCGCGCTAGTGGTACATGCAATGGTGATCTCCCTGGATCCAAAAAACAGTCGCTCTTTGAGCGAGGTACCATCTTTCAACGAAGTTTACTGAGAGGTGCATACCCGTATTTGGACTTTGAGATCTTGCGCAAAATGAAGGGGACTTGCGGACCTGGTGTGGTGGTTGACACAAAGGCGTTCACATGGAAGGTTGTAGCTGATGCCGATAAGTATCCCATCACTACAATTCTGGACGAGTCAATCATTCGACGATATAGGCTGACTTCTGACGAGTATTTGGAGCTCGTGGAAGTGGCTACATATGGGTTTGGCTGGTTCTTCAATACCACTGGTGCAAGCAAAGTTTTGGAAAAGGATTATGGTTTATCTACTGTTGAGCGTTCCGACGTTCAGTACGGCAGTGGGATCGAGAGTGACTTCGGTTTTAACCGGGACCTCTAAATC